CTCTAACATGTATTGGACAACTTTTTTTATAAATTGTTTTGTGATCATACCAATCCGTAATATTTGAAACCCTTCTTGGAAAAGCAACCTGTTCAGGTGAAAGAGTTTTAAATTCATTACGAAAATCTTGAATAAACTTTTGTGTTTCTTGTTGTGAACCTGATATAATCAAGTTAAATGCTTTTTTAAATTTATCACGAACAATTTCTGGTGTAGAAGATTTGATTGCTTCAATACCCATAATTTTAAGTTTAGGTTCTTTGTATTGTATACCTTCATTATTGTGTACATTAAGAATGTATCTTTTCTTTGCAGTCCATATACCACTATCGGATATACCTTCCCTTGCCATAACCATTCTGTTTTTATGAGCATTCATATTTTGAAATAGTTTTTCATATGCTTTTTGTAATACTGGTTCAAAATGTTCTTTACAAATTTTATCTAAGAAGAATACAGGATTAGTTGGAGATAATTTTTTAACTAATGGACCAAAGTTAACATATAAAGAATCTGTATCGATTGCTATAACATAATCATTTTCTGTATTAAGTAATTTATTCATTGCAGCATTCATTGCTTTTTCTGCCCATTGAATTGCAAGTTGACCTGATAATGTAACACCTTCAGCAAGTCTAATATCGAAATAGTGAAAGTGTTTATTGCCGAGTGCACCATAGAGACTATTAAGTAGAATTTTTATAGCCAACTGTTTATTTTCAAGTGTAACTATTTCTTTATCGAGTTGTGGTGTATAATTTTTTATTATTTCTTTTTGTGCTGCTATCTGCATTTTCTTTACTGAAACACGTTCATCATAATATTCTTCAATGATTTGTGGAAGTACACCATCAATATCTTTTCGATATGTAGAACCATTGGCTGCAACTGAATATTCACCAGTAACAGTTTGACCACTAAGATAATAACCAACATCATTCATTTGTGTATTATCGGTTAAAGTTTCAGGTGACATATTGTATTGTACAATTAAGTTTGGATACAGTGAATTTAAATCAAAAGAAACTATCCATTCATGTCTACCGACCTGTGGTTCTTTAACATAACCACCTGCAAAAGGTCTGTATGGTTTTTCTTCAGAACTTAAAGGTACCACGACTTTATTCATGTTGAGTTTACGATATATGATAGATTCCCATATTGCAGTTACACCAAAAGTATCTTGATAATTGACACCACCTTTATAAGCTATAGTAAGTGCTAGTGTAATAAGACCCATCTTTTCTTCGAGCCTGTCAACTAATTCAACATCTTTCATATTATAGTCAATATACTTTTGGTGATCTTCTTTGTAAAGATTTTTAAGTGAACCTTCTTCTTCATAAGAAAGTTTCTTTTCGCCAAGTACAACATAAGCTATGTGATTAAGTGCATACGATTCTTGTGGACCATAGGTATAACCAAACTTTTGGAAGAGTTCCATATAATCAAGTGTTTGTATGCCGGGTATTTCATACACATCATTTTCACTGCCACGTCTTACAATCTTTCTATGTTCAAGTTGTAACTGCCATGGAGATAGTTTATTAATTTCATGTATACCTAAAACTTTTGCCATACGGTTTACAATGTATGGTATATCAAAGAATCGAGTATTCCAACCGGTGATAACATCAGGTGTGTTTTTTGGATCTGACCAAAACTCAAGAAATTGTGAAAGAAGATCAACTTCATCTTTACATTTATAATATCTTACGGGTTTTATTAAAGCAGTTGTTTCATCAAATTCACCGTAACCCCAAACACGGTATAGAGCACTTTTACTGGATTTAAAAGTTATTGCAAGTATGTTTTGACTTGCTTCATTTGGATGTGGAAAGCCAGTATCATAATCTGTTTCAATATCAATTGTACCTACATTAATAAAGTCACGTCTAAACTCTATATCACGTGGATATTTTTCAGTAACAAACTGTTGAGTAAATTTTTTATTGCCATATATGTTTCTACCTGAAACATCAATGTTTTGTTTGAGCCATTGGTTTGCTTCATACATACTTTCAAAATCAAGTGGTGCAACTGGTTGGCCATCAAGTCCAGTCCACCCTTCATTCTTCTTAGATGAAACAAATAGTTTTGGCTGGAAATATTCTTTACGAGAAAACCTTTCACCGTTGTCGTGATAACCACGGTGAAGGATATAATTTTTGTATCGTAGGACGTTAGTGTAAAATGCCATTAGAATCCTATTCTGTCTGGGTCGTCTTTAGTTTTGTTATTCCAAGGCCAGTTATTATTGACGTAGGCCTTGATGAGGTTAGGTACGTTTATGTTGTAAGTTGATAGTTCGTTTTGGTGATTTTGTAAATATAAAATTTTGTTAGGTATTGTTGGTAGTGATTGAAAATTAATATAGTGTTGTTGTAATTTAGTCATAAGTTCTCCCTTAATTATAATTATATTCTACCATAGTTTTACTAAAAAGTAAAGGAAAAAATGCGATTTTATAAATAAAAATCGCGGCCGTTTTGTAATTTGTATAGTGATAATTCGAAAATGAGTTTTTGAGTTAATGGTGGTAGTGAATTATATTGTGGTGAATTTGTAGTTTGTGGGTCCGAAAATAATAAATCCGCGAATTTGTTAATAATATGATTGTGTTTAAAAATATATTTTTTAATAAATGGTGTTGGGTTATTTAAATTATAATTTAACATTTAGCTCTCCTTCAATTATATTAATTCTACCACAGTTTTAACTAAATGTAAAGGAAAAAGTGATTAACTTGTTAAAAGTTAACTGCACTATAAAAGGGAATGTTTTGTTCTTTAATTTTGGTAGAACCACCAAGATCAGGTAAATCAATAATACACAATACTGCAATGACTTTTGCATTTAATTCTTTAACCATGTCAATCGTAGCTAATATCGTACCACCTGTTGCACAAAGATCATCAATAATAATAACATTATCTTTTATTTTTATATTGTCTCTTTGCATTTCAATAGTAGATTTACCATATTCTAAATCATATGTTTTCGATATGAGTTCACCCGGCAATTTACCTTTTTTTCTCGCTAACACTAAAGGTATTTTATTATTATATGCAAATGGACTTGCAAATATAAATCCTCTAGCATCAATACCAATTATTTTATCTGTGTAACTTTCACTTGTGTATTTAGTTAATTGTTCTGATATAAAATCATTAGCGAATTGAAAACCGTCACCATTACATAAAGCTGCAGTATCTTTGAAACTGACACCTTTTACTGGAAAATCTTCGAAGCTTCTAATATGTTTTTTAATTAATACCTGTAAATATTTCACTCTATCGTACATTAATAACTCTGTGCTAATCTCCACGTTAAGTACTCTTTACTTTCAATAGGTTCATACTTATCAGGATCGTTTGTTAAATTTTTAATTATAGTGCCTTCAGCCGGATCAACAAAGTGTGGCATACTATATCTTTTCATGTCTATGTGTGAATTTACTACACGGTGTTTTGTACTAACAAAGTAGTCATTAGTCCACCTTTGTAATAAGTCACCTATGTTACATACTACTCCATCATCGTCGTACGGTACCGGATGCCACTCACCTTTGAGGTCTTGGACTTGTAAACCCGGAACATCATTAATTTGCCAAAGGAGCGTAATAGTTCCATAATCACTGTGTTCTCCTATTCTCATTTGTTTATCTTCAACATTACCTCTATATGCAGGATAATGTATAAATCTTGTAGTACTATAATTTGGTATGTGTGCATCAACTATTGTTGTGCCACTTTTAAATATGTCATCAAACTTTGATAATATATTAAGTGTTAACTTATCAGCAATGTCAATACTTTCAAGTGCTGTAGTTTTAAAATCTTTTATTTCTGTTGGCCAGTTTGTAGTTCTTTTATCATTATAATTAAAACTTTCTTTCATATCTTTTGGTGCAGTAGGATCAACATTTTCTTTTAACCACATCGTATAACCTACATTAGTATCTACACCTTCGTAAGCATATTTCATCTTCTGTTCTAAAGTTAAATCAAAAAATTGTTTCATTTTATTTGACCAAACTTCCATTGAAGTTTTTTCATAGTTATTTAAACAGTTTGTAAAAACAGCGAAGCCTACAGTCGTGTAGGCTTCTTCGATTTTATCGAGGACGTTAGGTCCTTTAAAGTCGATTACTGGTATCATTTTGGCACCGTTGCGTCTATGCCTTCAACATAGTACATCATACTATTTAAGTGAGCATCAGTAGCAACTTCACCATCTTTTAATTGAAGTTTACCAGTGTTGTCTTTAATAGGTCCAGTAAAAGCAAAGTAGTTACCATCTCTAATACCTTCTTTGATTTTTTGTGCAAATGCTTGAACATCTACTGGCATATTAGTAAATGGTGCCATTTGAACTGCATCATCTTTCATATGACCAAAGTAGTCTCCAGTTTTCCAGTTGCCATCTATAACAGCCTGTACTTTTTTAATGTAGTATGGAGACCAGTTATCAATAGTAGCAGTAAGTTGTGCTTTTGGCGCAAATCTTATTTGATCAGAAGCTTGACCAAAACCGGTTACACCATTTTTCTGTGCAGTCTGTAGAGGCGCAGGTGAATCAGTATGTTGAGCTACCATGTCGCATCCTTCCGCAATCATTACCGCGGCCGCATCAGCTTCTTTAGGTGGATTGTACCAAGAGTTTACCCATACAATATCGATGTCAACTTTAGGATTGACTTTCTTTGCACCTAAGTAATAAGTATTGATTTCTCTAATTACTTCAGGAATTGGAAATGCACCTACATAACAAATCTTATTTGTCTTAGTCATCATTCCAGCAATGATGCCTTGAACGTGTCTTGCTTGATATAATCTTAAACCATAACTTGCCATGTTTTCAGATTGCTTATAACCAGTTGCATGTTCAAACTTAACGTTTGGAAATTCTTTAGCGACTTTTAACATAGGTTCCATATAACCAAATGATGTAGCGAATATAATATCAGCTCCGTTTTTAGCCATACTTCTGATTGCTCTTTCAGCATCAGGACCATACTTTACATTTTCTAAGTAAATGGTTTCTACCTTATCACCAAAATGTTTTTCAACATCCAGTCGACCAATATCATGTCTGTAAGTCCAACCGTGGTCGCCGATTGGTCCTACGTATATAAATCCAACTTTCAACTTATCAGCATGAGCCGACAAACTAAAAAAGAACGACAGTGTTGCCACTGCCAGTAAGCGCAGTATCGATTTCATTTCTTCTCCTTATCTTACTCTTGAAACAGAGCCATTGGGTTTTGCCAAGAAAGCTTCAAAGCTAACTCCTGGGTAATCTTTTTGTAATGATAGAAAAGCTTTTAAATTAGACTTTGCATCATCAAATAATCTTATCCTTTTATATATCTTTTGATCTAGGTATTTTCTGAAAATAACTTTCTTATTATCAGCTGCTGGTCCACTTCCTAGATTTCCAGCACGTTCAACATAGATTTTATCTATGTCAATCCCTTGTTTTCTAAATGTATCTAGAAATAATTTTTTGTTATCAAAGTTAGGTCTTGCAGTTACTATAATAACTTTAGAACCTTTTCTTATTGCGTTCTTTAGAATTACTTTTACTTTGTCTATCATTCTTGCGATTGGTGTGGAAGTTGTATTAAACACTTTAGCATTCTTAAATTCACCAAAATCGAATTCTTCACCGGGTTTTTTCTTATATGCGTTGAACTCTTGATTATTGAGTTTCTTTATAATCTTACCATTTTTAACTACATTTACTTTTGCTTTAGTGATGAACATTGTTTCATCAACATCAAACATGGTTAGTCCTTTACCTTCAGCTTCTTGTAAAAATGTTTTAAAATTTTCCATTATAGTTATTCTACCATATTTTTAAGCAAATGTAAAGGACTTTTTTCATTTTTTGTAAATTTTTTGTATATAGTCTTCAAACTGTTCTACTTTTTCTAATCTGTTTGGCCATAATATGTATTCTTTTTCTGGATTCTTTTTAAGATTATTAAGTAGTGGAGTGATTGCATTATACAATCTATCGAGTTTATCTTGTGCAGATGTTGCTGTTGTTTTAGTTTTCTGTACTGCTTCTAACTCATCTTCCGTTACAGCAGTAAAACCAAAATCAAAATCTAAATCATCACTCATGCTAAAGCTCTCATTCTTTCAACGAGCCTACCGGCTCTATTTGGCACTTGTCTATACCAAGCAGAATCAACCATTTCATCTGCCGCTTTATTCCAATCTTTTGCGTCAACACCAGCTTTCATACCTTTAAACTTTGAAAGTCTAGGTCTTCCAAGATTAAACATCATGTTTGCTATTATTAGTTGAGCTTCCTCTGGCAACTTGCTGAAATCGCCATATAGTATTGTGCAGTCGTTAAGCACCGATTCAACGTCTTTGTTGAATGCTTCAATAACTCGATCTTCTGAGACAGGAGTTCCAAGTGCTGCACCTGCTTCTGGATCAGTGTCCCTAACCAGATGGCCAATACCAAAAGTAGGATAACCGAGATGGTCGTTATATATTTCATACTTAACTCCTTCATCCACTTCAAGTTCTTTTCTTAACTGTTCTATATTCATTCTGACCTCCATGTAAATTACTATTTATAATAAAAAAGGCGGGAAGAACCCGCCTTTCTTTAGTTAGATAGATAATCATTCTCTTCTTCAGTATACGGCCACATTAGTATTTTCCGTGGTACTCGTTAATGGTACGATCATTCATTCTTTGTAGAATCTGATCGTGCTCTTTTTGGTGATGGAAGCCAAGACCTATAAGATCTTGAGCAACACGTCTGTTAGCTGCCATTTGTCGAGCGAACTGTATACGTTGTAGATTGAGTTTAAACCAGGCTGCAACATTGGCACATACCCGGCATGTGACTGTACTTACAGTCGCGGTTAGAGTTGTCATTTTTTCCTCGTAATTAGTTAATGTTAATTGTACGAGGCTGCTTCTCCTTTGGTAGAACTACTTCGAGTTTGACAGTTAATATTCCATCCGTAAGATCGGCACCAGTTACTTCGGTATATTCCGACAGTCTGAATGACTTGGCAAA